GACAGCAAAGCTAGTAGCTGCCATGGACAAGTGGAAAGCACTTGGTGTCACTGGCGTTGCTTGGCACGGATTCGTTGGAGATCTCAGTGTAGCTGAGTTTGCCAAGGTAACTAAGCTCTGTAAGGACAGAGGCATGAAGTCTCTAGCTGCCTTCGGTCTCGGCAGCACTCGTCCAGTTGACTACGGTAACTGGATTGGTGACCTCGCAAACGCTCCTGATTGTGATGGAGTTGTGTTTGACATGGAAGGTGCCTGGGAAGATGAACAAGCTGATAAAGCAAAGGCAAAGCTCATGGGAAATACATTTAGAGCTAAAGCTCCAAATGCTCTCGCCATTGACCAACCCTGGCCAGTTCCAACTCTTCACTGGAGTATGTTCCCGTGGGAAGAGTCAGCAGAGTTTATTGATATCAGAGCTCCACAATACTACTGCAACAACTGGCGTAACCAGTGGGGTAAGGACGCCTATGAGAAGTGCTGGAAGTGGTTTGATGAATCATGGGTAAAGCTTAACGCACGACTCGCACCAAAGAACTTAGTTAGACCTGTTATTTATACCATTCAGGGATACTACTGGGATCTGACAGATCTTGTTAACTGTTTAACTTCCTTTGACACCATGCTTGTGTGGTCAGAGCCATTCCCTGATGCAACCTTTATGATTGGTTTGGACGCTTGGCACAGACTGCAAAGTCTGGGATTCTCCGGTCCAAAGGCTGTTGAATTATTTCAGGTAAGTTGGAACAAGTCTCACCCAGCCGATCTCTTGACTGTTGATAATGGATTCGGGCCAAAGACAGCCGCCAAACTAGGCGTTGATCTCTCAGCTCTACCTAAGACATAACTCTTCCTCTCCCTCTATTTGGTAATCCTCCACAGACATCATAAGCCATAATAACTCTATGGTTGCCAAAAAGAAACCAAAGAAGAAGAATTCCGTAAAAGCCCAACAGAGCCCTCCCAAGAAACGCAAGCGTCGTAAGAAGGGGAGATATAGAACGGGCACCCACAAAAGCCCAAAAGCCAGTAAACCTATAGACTACAGGTCTGGCTGGGAGCTTGAAGTGTGTAAGTACCTTGACCACGAGCCGAGTGTTGTTTCGTACGAATACGAAACAATCATAATACCGTATATCTCCAATATCCGAACTGGTAAGGTGAGACGTTACTTTCCTGACTTCCTTGTGACCTACCAAGATGGTAAGAGGGTCATGGTTGAAGTCAAGCGAAACGATAAACTTACCAACCCATTGGTTATGAAGAAGACGGAAGCAGGTAGACAGTGGTGTCAACAAAACGGAGCAATATACGAACTATGGTGTGATACATTGATAGGAAAGATCAAAAAGATAAATGAAGTGGTGAAAAAATGTCAAAATGTTCGGTCTTCAAAAGAGCATCAATTAATGCTGAGTGGATCAAAATAAAGTATGTTGATGAACAGCAATCAATGGTTGACATAGCTAAACTGCTTAATTGCTCTAGAAGCGCTGTTCGTAGAAGATTGGCTGATGTTAATGTGAAGTTACGACAACCAGGAGTGGCCAGTGCTCTTGCTCAACAAAATCCTGAATTGAGATTACAAAGAAGCATTACCAGAACTGGGGAATTAAATCCTGCATTTGGTAAATACGGCAAAGATCATCCGGCATGGAAGCCAAACAAGATAACTCCTTTATATAAAAGCATACGAAATTGTGCCTTTTACAAACAATGGCGCGAACAAGTATTTGAAAGAGACAATTTTACATGTCAATTATGTAAAAATCGTGGAGGCAATTTGAATGCTGACCATGTTATTCCTTTGTGTGTTCTCATGGATAAATTGAAAGTTAAAACACTTGATGAAGCTTTGTTGTGTAATGAATTATGGATAGTGACAAATGGTAGAACATTATGTGTTAAATGTCATCGTAATACCAACACGTATAGTAAAAGAGTAAAACAATATGAACAAATCAATTAATAGAGAAGATTCGCAAGTTAAACAAGATGGTAGCGAAAACCAAGTTACCAAAGAATACCACCTCGGGCTTGACATCTCAACAGCCGTAGTTGGGTTTGTTATTCTAGAACCAAATGGTACCATGGTCAAGATGGACCACGTTAAGCTCAACATAGTGAAGTTTCCTGACCTGTTCACCAAGGTTGACTGGACCATTGAACGCTTGATTACAGGATGTGATGGTTACAAGATAAAGAAGATCTTCGTTGAAGCAAACGCTAAGATGTTCACTCCAGGATTTTCTAGCGCAGACACTATCCTTACTCTTGCCAAGATGAATGCTCTGGTTTCATACCTGTCTCACAAGTTCTTTAACGTACCAGTAACAGACGTTAACGTAACATCTGCTCGTTCAAGGATTGGCTATAAGAACAACAGGTTAGACAAGCGAACTGTAAAAGAGAAAGTCAGAGAGTTTGTTGTTAACCTTCACCCTGAATTCCCAATTAAGACACATGTTGCTAAAACCGGCAAGAGCAAAGGTCAGTCTGTCATGAACGCTGAAGTAGCTGATGAAATTGATGCATTCGTCATAGCTAGGGGCGGACAAATACTAAATCCGTAAACAAAACAGGACCTATATTTGATACTATGAGGTATGAAGTTCAAATATCAAGACCATGCCAACAATTCCGGCATCTATAAAATCCTCAACACTCATACCAACCGTGTATACATTGGTCAAGCCAGAACGTTCAAGAAACGTTGGTATGACTACAGCAATCATCTTCCAAAAAATAAGGGACATAACAAATTTTTACTCAATGACTTCAAGAAATGTTTTGAAGAATTGGGACATACGGATTTTTTGGAATTTCATGTTTTGGAAGCAATGCCGAGTTCAACTAAAGAACAACGCAAGGAACGTGAAGAATATTGGATAGCACAGTTCTATGACGGACAAAAAGAGTGTTATAATTTTCGTAAAACAGTTGATCGTGAACGTTCATGCTGGTCTTCAACTCCTGAAGAAACGCGTAAAAGAATAAGTCTGTCTAACAAAGGCAGGATCGTTTGGAACAAGGGTATACCTGCTACTGAAAGTCATAAAGGAAAGCTTAGTGAATCTCACAAAGGAAAGACACTTTCCAATAAAACCAAACTGAAAATGAGTGTGTCCCATTTGGGTAATAAAGCACCATGGTTTGGAAAGAAACTTTCAAGTGAGCATAAAAACAAATTGTCTATGGCTCATAAGGGACAAATTCCATGGAACAAAGGCAAGAAAACTAACCCTTTGTCAACAGAGCATAAGAAGAAAATTGCTGACGCAATGAAGATTGCTCGCGGCGGGCAAGTCCTCAATCCGTAAAGCACTTTATTTCACATAAAGCACCTGCTACCCTGTAGTTTACGGTTGTATGTTCACTCAGGGTCAAGCGATTGAGTTCATCCAAAAGGTATTTGGAACAACAAAGCTCACTAACAATGGGTTAAATGCAAATGTAATTTGCCCTATCTGTGATGAGAACAAGGAAGTCGCGACTAAACGAAAGCTGGCCATTCGTACAGACAACTTCATCACTCACTGTTGGGTGTGTGGGTACAAGTCAAGATCTATTTATTCTCTTATTAAGAGATACCACCCAGATTTCCTTGCTGAATATGATTCTGTCTTTGGCATTAGAGATAACAAGGGAGGTAGATGCATCGTCGTATATGATGAAAGTGACCTTTTGCCAAAAGAAGAGGCTCTCAAACTACCACAGGGGTTTACGCTTCTGGCAACTAGTTTCCACGACGAAGATACTGAATGGTTTTTAAGGTATGCGAAGACCTATTTACTTGACAGAGGATTGACCTACCAGGATTTCTGGTTCTTTAAGTTCGGAATCACAACAGATGATCCAGCTTACAAAGGCAGAGTCATCATACCTTCTTTTGATGCAGAAGGCAACCTGAACTACTTTACGTCAAGAGCCATAAGCAGAAGGCTTAAACCGAAGTACTTCAATCCAAAATTAGACAGAGAAACGATCATATTCAATGAGATTCACATTGACTGGTCAAGCGAACTTACTCTGGTAGAAGGTCCATTTGACCTAGTAAAGTGCAATGAAAATGCTACCTGTGTTCTAGGATCAGAACTCACACTCAAGTACAAACTTTTCCAGAGAATCATTGAGAACAACACACCAGTTCTTCTTGCATTTGATGATGACGCTGTTAGAAAAACACTGAGAACAGCTAAGTTGCTAACGGAATACGGAATAACAGTCAGACTCTATTCTCTCCCTGACAATACACATGATGTTGGTGAGATGACGAAAGAGGAGTTTATTTCTCTAATTCCAAATGCAAAGCTGTTTAGTATGGAAGACTCTCTTCGTCACAGGATAGCCTCCATTTAACTGTTAGGGGATAATATGGGTTTGAAGATTCTTCATATCGCTGATCTTCACTGGCGAGGAATTGCTCGTCACGAAGAATATACAAGGGCATTTCAAATGCTCTTTGGACACATTCAAAGAATCAAGCCAGATCTTCTCTACATCGGTGGAGATATCTTTCACACCAAAACCCAAGGCATCTCTCCAGAAGTCATTGAGAAGATGGTGTGGATGTTCCGTGAAATGGGCGACCTTGTTCCAACTCACGTGATTCTTGGTAATCACGACGGTAACCTAGCAAATGAAGATCGCCAAGATGCTATCTCCCCTTTGTTGCATGCCCTGAATCATCCTAATATCTTTCTGTACAAGAAGAGTGGGAATTACCATGTAAGTGACATCGGCTTTGATATTCCAGATTATGGATCAACCAAAGAGGCTGTCAAGGTTAACTTCTGTGTCATGTCGTGTTTTGACAAGGACAACTGGCACAAGGTCTATCCAGAAGCCGGATCTCTCAACATTGCCATGTACCACGGTTCTATCTCAGGTTGTGAGACAGATACCAATTGGGTTATGAAGGAAGGTGAAGAAGATGTCACGCTCTTCTCAGGCTATGACTTTGCTATGCTTGGGGATATTCACAAACAACAGTGGATCGCTTCAAGACCAGACAAGAACAACAGAGTAAAGCCTTGGGTTGCTTATCCCGGTTCTATGATTCAGCAGAACTTTGGAGAAGACGAACTCAAAGGTTTCCTTGTCTGGGACATCCGCGACAAGGATGACTGGGATGTTCAGTTTGTTGAGCTTGATAACCAGCAACCGTTCGTGACAGTTCCATGGAAAGGCACAGTTCAAGACACTGTAGGGTTCATCAAGGAAACACGTCAAAATAGAGCCTTTATTCCTGGCACTAGATTCCGTGTGTCTTCAAGCAACACCATCTCTCAGATGGAATCTAGACAACTCCAGAGCGAACTGAAAGACGTTTACAACGCTTCTGAGTTAACGTTCAAGTTTGAGACTTCAACGAAGGTTGAAACCATTCAGACGAACTCTGTGCACGCTGCCAAGACCAGTCTTCGCAATGATGTTCACACTCTCAAGCAGCTTTACAGGGAATTCCTGTACAACAACAATTCCAAGTATCCTCTCACGGGAGACCAAGTAGATCAAGCTCAAGACTTGATTACTGAGTATCTCAACAAGTTCAATGCTTCCGAAGCCGAGAGTCCAAGAGATGTTACGTGGTCCATCAAGAGTATGGAGTTTGACAACCTCTTCCGTTATGGAGAAGGTAACTCAATCAACTTTGAGAAGCTTGAAGGCATTGTCGGAGTGTTTGGGTCTAACCGTATTGGCAAGAGCTCAATCGTTGGAGCCATGATGTATGGCTTGTTCAACACCACTGACCGTGGTCCCTTGAAGAATGGCAATATCATCAACTACAACAAGAACTATGGACATGCCCGTATTCGTATCAACGTTGCCGGAACTGACTACATCATTCAGCGTGCTTCCAAGAGAGCAGAACCACCCAAGCGTAAGGGAAAGAAGATTATTGATAGCTTTGACATTGACAAGACTACCACAGAGCTCAGCCTCTGGAGATGTCAACCAGACGGTTCTCTCTTGCCTTTGAACAGCGTCACCCGAGATGACACAGACAAGGAAATTCGTAGACTGATAGGTAAACCAGAAGACTTCCTTCTTACAGCTTTCTCTAATCAGGGAGGCATCAATCGTTTTATTGAAGAGGGAGCTACTCAGCGCAAGTCCATTCTCAACAGGTTCCTTGACTTGGATTTGTTTGAGAGACTGTTCAACATGGCAAAAGATGACTGTGTTATTGTCAATAACAAGACAGCCAAGTTCACCACTGGTTCCTTTGATGATCTTATCAAGTCCATAGAGAAGTCCCGCGAAGAACGCTTGATACAGTTGCAACAGATTGAGGAAGAGATCAAGGGTCGCAGATCCAAGATTGACAATCTTCGTCTCTGGCTTCTCCAAAATAAGAGTGAAGGCAACGAAATAGATCCAGCTATACTCTCCGTAGTTCAATCTTCAATTCGCAAGATTCAACTTGACCTAGACAACTGTTTTGTTCATGAAGAAAGATTGTCCGCTGGAATCAAACAAGACAATGAAACCATTGCTTCTACACGCTTGTTGTTGGAAGGAATCAATATTGAAGATCTACGTCTCAAGAGCGAGACCATGTCCGGTATTGAAGCAAAGGTACGTGAACTGTCTTTGATTTACAAGGACAGCGATAACACACTTCAAGGACAAGAGAAGTCAGTCAAGAAACTAGCTACAGTTCCTTGTGGAGATCAGTTTCCAGAGTGCAGGTTCATCAAGGACAGTCATGAAGATAAGAAGTCAATTGACAAACAAAGGGCGTTCGTCAAAGAGCTACTTGTTCAGTTGAACTCTGTAACCGACACCTTGACACTCTATCAACAGGAAAAGTTAGCGCAGAAGATTACTGACTTTGAGAAGATGGAGAACAACCTCCGAGTGGTTGAGTCCGGACTTGACTTGAAGATTTCCAAGATGGAAACCACCAGAACCTTGAAGGTTAACCATGAAACGGAACTTCTTGGACTTAAGTCTAGAGAATCTGAACTTCTAGAACGCATGAGTCAGTCTGCATCTAGCGCATACGAAGCCAAGAAATTATCTCTCAAGATGGAAGAGGGAGATCTAAAGACCCTAGAAGACAAGAGGAACAACACGTTGGTTAACATCGGCACTCACGATGCCAAACTTGAGACTCTACGAAAAGACCAAGCGGAATCAATTGAGCTTCTTGGGAAGCTTAAGATCTACGATTCTATTCAAGCTGCATTCAGCAAGAATGGAATCCCTGCAATGATCTTGAAGACACAACTCCCAGCCATCAACTTTGAGCTCTCAAAGCTCTTGAGTAACGTGGTTGACTTCAAGATTACTCTAGAGACAGACATCAACTCAAATGTGATGGACGTGTTTCTGGAAGACGCTATCAGCCGTCGTATCATTGAACTAGCTTCCGGCATGGAGAAAATGATTGCATCTCTTGCTCTGAGAGTAGCTCTCATCAATCTTAGTTCACTTCCCAAGCCAGACATCTTCATCATTGACGAAGGTTTTGGCGTGTTGGATGAAGAAGGCATCCAGAAGTGTATGCAACTTCTTTCCATCATGAAGACCAACTTCAAGACGATTCTAGTTATCAGCCACGTATCAGCTATCAAAGAGGTAGCCGACAGAATAATTGAAATCAACAATCTTGGACTAGAATCAAAGGTAGAGGTGTAGCATGAGAATGCATTGTCAACCAAATGTTGCTGACGGCACAGGTAAGATGGTTTGTTCCCAGTGTTGGGATGTAGTTCAGGGCGACAGTCACATCAAGTATGAGACAGACAGAGAAGTCTTTTGCTTGATTGTTCTACATCCACTGTGTGTCAAACCATATGACATGGCGAAGATTGGTAGAACTCATAAGTGTCCCAAGTGTAACGGAGATGGCAGATTTCAGCAAGGGTTACAATCATTTGGTGTTGCCATGAATCTCTGGGGAAGTAACACTCCACCCCCATGTCAACTCTGTGAAGGTTTTGGCTATTTAGAGAAGGCACCGATTCCTGTTCAAGTTGTTACTGAGTGGAAGAAAGCTGAGTAGATAACATTGTTATAGTATCTTCATTGGCCAACAGAATCAAAACTGATGCTACCGTAGAACAGCTAAGCCAAGTAGCTGAGTTTTACCGAAACTTAGATGCAAATATTTGTCCTTGACAAAGATCCAACACTAGCAGCACAGTTTCACTGTGATAAACACGTCTTGTCTCAAATAGTAGAAGCCACACAACTCCTGTGTTCTGTGTATCCTCCCGGAACAGCTCCTTACAAACGAACCCACTACAATCATCCAAGTGCAGTCTGGACTAGGACAAGTCAACAGAACTTTGACTGGCTTGTTCGTCTTGCTTGTGCTCTCCTGAACGAGTACTGCATTCGTTATGGGAAGATACATAAGACCAGTGAAGTTATTGACTGGATCTTACACCATAATCCATCCTTGCCTTGTACTGGGCTGACTGATTTTCCGCAGTGTATGCCAGAGGAGTGTAGAATTCCTGGCTCTTATGTGGAAGCATACAGAAAGTATTACATGGATGAGAAGGCTGCATTTGCAACCTGGAAGACCAACAAGCCATATTGGTGGATATAAATCAAACTACGAACCATGACCGAAGAAGTACAGCAAGACGAGTGGTTTATTTTTGACAGTTACCGAGAGATGAAAGTACTCCACGATGGCAAGTTGCTCATTGTCAGACCCTTTGACAAAGATGTAACGGTTCCTCTGTTCTGTCCTCTGTGTAAATTCCCTCTGAAAAACGCAGATGACAGTATTGCCTATCGCAAGACAAGAACTTGCGACAAGTGCTTGCTACGCTGGAATTCTGAGCCAGAGCAGGTAGATACCCAGACCGAAAATTTCAAGCAGTACATCAAAGAGAGGGAAATGCTAAGTAAACCCTATTTACATTTCAGATGATTGATATAATACCTCAACATCTATTGGAGAATTCTATGCAATTTAATTTCAATGGAAATGCTAACAAAGCTGGGGTTTATAAGTTGATAAATGTGAAAAGTGGGAAATTTTATATTGGATCAACCTATAAATTCAAACAACGTTGGGCTGAACATCGCAGACAACTCGAGTCTGGCAAACATACAAACACTTATCTTCTCAATGCTTTCAAACAAGATGATACTGGAAATTTTGTATTTGAAATATTGGATATTATTGCCGACAAAATTGAAAGGCTTGCAAAAGAACAAGAGTATCTGAATAAGTGGTATGATAAACAAGACAATTGTTATAATCTTTGTGATAGAGCTTTTTCTAGAGAAGGCAAGACTAGCAAAAACCCACAATTGACACATGAACGTATAATGGCTAATCGTGTTGGTATGCTGGGAAAACATCATACAGAAGAAACCAAAGAAAAAATTCGTTTAGCACATTGCGGAGTACCTAAAGTTCCTTGTAGTGAAGCGAAGAAATTGGCAATTGGTAAAGCAAACAAAGGTCGCAAACGACCAGACAATATTGCACGTAACAAACAAAGAGCACTAATTAATAAACAGTAAGCAGGATTACCCATGCCAGTACAAGACTTTAAGAAGTATCAAAATCTCGCCAAGTGTATGAACACTACCTTTGGTGACTCTGCAACAAACAGATCCAAGACGCTGAACCAGTCTATCAAGATGGCACTCTACAATGAAACACTTGTAAAGGTGACCTTCATGATGATCGTCAACTTCGGTTCTGATAACATGGTTCGTGAGATGGCAAACCGTTTTAAGAACGAAGCCATGAGTATGGTTAAGGGTTCTATTGAAAGACTCAAGAAAGATTACGAAGAGTCTACTGATGAAAAGGTAACTCTCAAGATTCTTGATGACTCTGTCATTGACTCATATGAGTTCTTGTCTCATTCCATGTATAACCCAAAGAAGACTGCCTACTACCGTCTAAGCTGCTTAGTTGACATTGACTAAGAAATAGGTAATTCGGTTATGGCAAAAGATATTGAGTTAAAGGGCAAAGCCCGTTCCGACGAAATCGTGAAGTGTGGACAAGATCCAATCTACTTCATGAAGAGATATGTCTATATCTCACATCCCGACAGAGGTTTAATCAAGTTTGATACCTTTCCTTTCCAGGATGAGTGTGTCAGAGATTTTGAATCACACCGTTTCAACATTATTCTAAAGTCTAGACAGCTAGGACTTTCTACGGTTGCAGCTGCTTACTGTCTGTGGTTTGCTCTGTTTCAACGTCAAAAGAACGTCTTGGTTATCGCTACACGTTTGGATGTTGCCAAGAACTTCCTTCGTAAAGTACGTCAGATGTTTGATGGTCTTCCAAAGTGGCTTATCATGCCAACTCTCAAGGAAGATTCTGTTCGTTACCTCAACTTCACAAACGGTTCTAGAATCACAGCTATCCCAACCGGCGACGACGCAGGTCGTTCCGAAGCTGTGTCTCTCCTGATCGTTGATGAAGCTGCCCACATTGACAAGTTTGACTATCACTGGACGGG